GTGCAATGGAAAGAGACTTGGCAGCTATCCGCAAGATTGATAAGACAGTGAAAAAGCTGGATGATCTTGGCCCTGAGTTTGCAAGCTTGGTAAATAGCGGAGTGGATGCACAGACTGCTTACTTTGCAGTAAAGGCAAAAGAGCAAGCCAACACCAAACCAAAGCCAAAGGATATAGGTGCAATCGGCAGCGGAACAAAAGAAAAAGATTATTATACACCTGATGAAGTGGATCGTTTAACCGACGAAGAAATGAATGACCCAAAAATCAGAGCGAAAGTAAGAAAGTCAATGACTAAATGGAAATAGGAGGAATAACTAAATGAGTTATGCAAATTTTAAGCCTACATTCTGGGCAAAGGAAATTCAAAGGGCATTAGAAGCAAAATGCAAGATCGTGAATGACTGCTGGACTGCATTCGAAGGCGAATGTAAGAAAGGCGAAAAGGTTAAGATTATTGGTTTGGGTGAAGTGACGATTGGTGACTACACAGGAACATTGCCTGATCCAGAGACTATCGCTGATAGTTCTGTGTACATGGATATTGATCAAGCGAAGTTCTTTAACTTCAAGATTGATGATATTGACAAGGCGCAGGCTAGAGAAGGTCTAATGGAAATGTATTTAGAGGAAGTCACCGATAAGATGGCACGAGTACGTGACCGTCATGCTGCTTCTATCGCTTTACAGGCAGGAGGTATGTCGGCATCTACTAAATTGACAACAGCTAAAGATACAAAAGCGCTGATTGATGCTGGTTTACTGTATTTGAGAGAAAATAATGTTGAGATTGAGGATAAAGTATATATCGAAATTCCTTACTTCATGTATCAATTATTTAAGGACAATTTGGTAGAGCTTAAAACAAACAATGACGAGCTGATTAAAAAAGGTATTGTCGGTATGTATGACAACTGTGTAGTTAAGTATTCAAACAATCTATACAATGATGGCACAGACACATACGCAATGATCCGTACCAAGAAAGGTATTGCTTTCGCATCTGGCATTGACCAGACAGAAGCATACCGCCCTGAAAAATCATTCAGTGATGCAATCAAAGGTTTAAATACGTTTGGTGCGAAATCAGTGCGACCAAAAGAATTATATGCAATTCGAGTACACAAATAGGAGGTCTAAACAATGAGAACAGAAGTAGTAAACACAAAATTAAAATTTAATGAGCCAAAGGAAGTTGGTGCAGCCGTAACCTTAACGGCAGAGGGTGCAGTGGTTGATTATACAGGCAGTTCCGATGAGCTGATCCTGTTACTGATCGGTGGTGCAGCTGCTACCATTAAAGCCGGTGACGGCATCCAAGCTACCAGTGATCTTACAGTGCCGTTTGAAACAGGCAAGCAGAAAGCCGTTGTCGTAGAATCAGGTAAATACTTATTCCACACCGGAGAAGACAAAGGAAAGATCGTTATCGAAGGAACAGGCGCAACCGTTCAAGTGATTCAATTACCATAGGGGCTTTACAGCCCCTTCTTTTTGTAAAAGGAGGTAAACATGGACTGGAAAACTATCAAATTACTAAGTTTGCAGAAGATGTTTTTAATTACCGGAAATCAAATTGTTGAAGATGAAACCACGTTGGAATATCTCAATAAGATGTGGGGAGCTGCCAACGAGGCAATGATTCGTTTAGCAACGATTGGCAAAACAATCATTAAAAAGGCAGAAATAGACTTATCCGATGAGCGCACTGTAGTATCAGCAAACAAAATGTATATCAATTTATTAGAATTTGCGCCTGATTTGTTTAATGTCAACACTGCCGCAGTAACATTAAACGAAGAGCCATTCAGTAGGTTTGAACTATACGGTAATACATTGATCATGGAACCGGCATTAGGTACTCTGTCACTTGTTTATTATGCCTATCCAGCACTTTTAAAGCCGGATAGTCTCGACGATACGGAAATACCTTTAGATGTAGATGCTGCTGTGCTGATACCTCTTTATATCGCAAGCGAGCTGTATAAAGATGATGATAATTCATTGGCTACCATGTATCGAAATCAGTTTGAGACAGGGCTTGAAAGTCTAGTGCCTAAACAGCAAACAAATAAAGCGAGGTTTGTGCGTCATGGCGCAGTTTAAAGTACCGGCAAGCCCTAAACTGTATACGGTCAATATTGAGCAGTTTAAGGGCGTTGATTTTAGTAATAACCCAACACAGGTAGCTAACGGCCGCAGTCCTGATGCTGTCAACATGATCAGTAATCAGGCAGGGTTTCCGATTAAAACGCAGGGGTTTGAGTTAGTTTATGATTTCGGAGCCAGGATCAACGGTATCTATCGCTTGTATGACGGTCAGGAGCATTTACTTATCCACGCAGGTAATAAGCTGTATGAGGGCTTTACAGAGCCCACATTGCTGAGTGATAACATGGCCGATGAGCGGTCAATGGGCTTTCAAATGTCGGAGAAGCTATGGCTATTAGATGGCGCATCATTTAAAGTATTCGGCAAGTTTGAAGATATGTATGCTGTTAAAGATGTTACTGAGATTGCTTATGTGCCAACAACTTCAATTGCCAGAGGAGCTGCTTCTGGAGGTACAAGCTTTGAAAACGTCAATCTATTGCAACCAAAACGTAAGAACAGCTTTCTTGCGAAAAAAGACGAAACAACATTTCAGCTTGATGCGTCAGAGATTACTGAGGTGCTGGAAGTTAAGGTGTTGGATAAGTCGGGTGAGTGGGTTGTAAAACAGTGGATACGGATTATACCGTTGATTTAGCGCTAGGGCAAATCAAGTTTACGACTGCACCTGGTGAAAGCCCTGTACTTGGGCGTGATAACGTCGAAGTCTTATTCAGCAAAACAGTGAATGGTTATACAGATAGGATCAATAAATGCACGACTTATGGTATTTACGGTGTCGGCGGTACGGATAACCGTGTTTTCTTGACTGGAAATCCGGAAATGGCGAATTTTGACTGGTTTTCAGCGGTTGATGATCCGTCTTATATCGGAGACCTCAATTACTCACGCATCGGGCAATCCTCGGCCATTATGGGATACCGTAAGATCGGTGAGTATATGTCAATCCATAAAGAGGATAATGAGCAGGACCCGACAGTGTATTTACGCAGCGGTTACTTGGACAACAACAATAATCCGGTATTTAGCGTCAAGCAAGGTGTTGTCGGTGTCGGAGCAGTGAGTAAGTACGCATTTGCTAATTTGCGTGACGATCCGTTGTTTTTGTCTCGGCAGGGTGTCAATGCCGTAGTGACTAACTCGATCACAGGCACACGGTTTGCACAGGATCGCAGCTATTACATTAATGCCAGATTGACGCAGGAGCAAAACATGGAAGATGCAGCTGCTATCGAACATAATGGCTTTTATTATCTCGCCATGAATGGTCATGTCTATGTGGCAGATTCACGCCAGAAGACTTATGAAAAAAACGCCGTATCAGAAAGTTATCAGTATGAATGGTACTACTTAGATAACCGTGATGCCCGGTGTTGGTTCGCTAATGATGATAACTTTTACTTTGGCAGGACAGATGGTAAGCTGTGTAAATTTAATGATTTAATGTTTGACCTTGACGAGCCTACGAAAGCTTATTGGACTACGCCATTATTTACATTCGGTGAGCTGATTCATTACAAGACACTCAAGCAATTCATATTGATGCTGAACCCTTACTTAAAGAGTTCGGTAGATATTTATTACCGCGTGAAATCTGTGGAAAAATTAGTTAAAAGCCAGCAGTCAGATATTTTCGATTTCAATAACATTGATTTTGAACGGTTTACATTTAACACAGATGATGGCCCTCGGTTGATGGCCACAAACAGAAAAGCAAAAAAATTCATGATGATCCAATTTTTATTTAAAAATGAGCAGCCGGAAAGTTTCGGCTTTTTACAGCTTGCGTTAAATTACATCATCTTGAATGCAAGATATAAAGGAGGCAGCTAATGTCACTCAATGATTATAAAATAAATACATTTAGTAAGCCGGTTTCTGCTTTAGCTGACCGGCCAAGAATTACCGCTGCCGAGCTTAAAGCATGGTTTGACAGCAACAGTACCAATGAGATTAAAACGAGTATCAACAGCCTTATTGACGCTCTTGTTGCATTGACAGGAGCGGATCAGATCGGTGCAAG